TACTGAAACGACTTTTGCAAATTCAAGAGCCGACCCCATAATCATGACCGGTACTACGGCTGCAGAGAATATCAAAGTTAAGCCTACTATTGAGTAGTAGGCTGCAGCGATTGAAAGGGTTATTGCAGAAAGAAGTACTAGATAATTGATCAACTCTCGTATACCTGTCGTAGTTTATCTCTGAATGCTTCGATTTTATCTACCCTATTGGGCCAGTAAATATACTCTTTTTCTGGATTACTTGCAAGGTTATTAAGAAGTGGAATAAACATATTATACATTCTGTCTATCTTTTTCTGTGTATCGGTCGCGGCTTGGGAAGTAGAAGATAACTTCTCTTGTACTTCCTGGACCGCGTTTAATTCAGATTCATCTACAAGGCTAAAGCCAAAATCAAAATCGTCTTTTAATTCCATTTTAATATTCATTATCTAAAAATATACTCTATAAATGAAAGGAAGCCTTCTTTAAGTTTCTTAGCTTTCGGCTTGACTGCTTGAACGGCATCTAGAGTCTTTTGAACTAAATGGGTAGGAATAGATGGATGCATTCTATCCTTAAAGTACTTAAGCTTTTCTTCTGGAGATGCATCACTATGAGCCATATTTCTTAGTTCTGTTGCTCTTACTGTATCATGAGAGCCAGGGGTTTCCGATCTGATACTTGTAGTAAGTTGCTTAAAGTGATAGGGAACATTACCAGCCTTATCTGTCTTGCCATTATAAGCAGCTACTTGCTTAGCAGATTCTTCACGACCTTTGCCTAAAACAACATGAGCATTTGTCACATGAGGATTGTTTTGATGGAAATGAGTCATGTTCTGGAACATACTTCCGCCTTCATGAACATGAAGTCTTCCGGCTTCAACATCATCCTTAAACGCATGCTTGATTAATGAAACACGATGCTCAGCCGAAAGAGGATTTTCTGCATCACCCGGCTTGTTCTTAGTTACATAAAGATGTACAGGACCATGCTTCTTATCTAATGCATCCTTAATTAGCGCTTCGTGACCGCGATGGAAAGGTTGCATACGAGCGGCTGGGATAACTACAGCTTTACCTTCAGCAGCTTCCGTAACTGGCTCTGCCTTCTTTTTACCAAGGTCAGCATTCTTTAAGAAGTTTGCTCTGTTAAATTCTGAACGAGGATTAAGCTTTGTAGTAGAAGTAGCAGCATGCTTACCACGAGGCACATATCCTTCTGGAGGAGCTGGCTTGAAGCCGCCATGCTCAGATGGAATCTCATGCTTGATAGGAGACTTCTCATCAGCTTTATGAGTCTCACCGACATAGTCTCTAACAGCGTTAGTCATAGCATGATGGACTTCAAATGCTTTATTGATAGAAGCTTTATGTGCATCTACTTCTTTAAGAGCAGTCTCTTTAGCAGCCGTCTTAGCTTGCTTAGCCTTATCAGTAGTAACCTTAGCAATTTCTTTGTCGTGAGCATTAGCTACGAAGCTTCTAAAGTCTTTATGTGTAAGAGGCTTCTGACCTTCACCGCCATACTCACCTGTGCGAATCTTGCTATTAACAAATGGCTCTAGATGCTTATTATAAGAAGCCTTTGCTATTGTATCAAGATGGCCACGGGTTTCTTTATTGCTAACGTGTTGACCTATGTTCTTGTTGTGCGACTCAAGAGCCTTGCTGCTAACCTTAGGAGCATTGAGGTCTACGTTGTAGACATCAGGATGACTCTTAATATCCTTATCTGGTCTTAGACCTCTTGGATTAGTAAAGTCCTTATCCATAGCGGTGTGAGAAGCAATAACAATCTTTGCTCTCTTAAGCTTCTTAATTTCACCAGTATCTGTAGTTGAATTACGAACTACGTTTGGCTGCCAAGTAGCCTTGCCACCTGAGTAGTGAATATCTTTATTGGGTGTTGTAGTGTGAATGTCGTGTTGAATAATAGGAGCTTCACCATGAATCTTATGTGCATGGTCTAGCAGCGAAGATAGCATAGGCGTGAGGTGATGCTCGCTGCCATAATGACCTTTAATATCTTCGTGTGAGTAAGAAACTTTATCCTTAGGCTCAATAGACTTTGCGTCCATTCTACCCTTATAAGCAACTCCTACTGCGCTCTCTGGATATTTTGGATTATGATATGGTGAATCCTTAGAGTTTCTTACAGTAACTACAGACACCTTACCGTCAGTTTTCTTCTGAGGTTCCATAGAAGATTTGCTATCGGATCTTCCTTGCATATGCTTGTAAACATTAGCAGCTGCACCAGTAGCGCCAGCACCTCTAAATGCATAGTCAGCTAGGTGAGTATAGTGCTTGGGATCTGGATTACCCAAAGCCTCATATTTTTCATTAAGAAAGCCTGTAAAGTTCAGCATAGAAACCTCTTGTTATTTTATTTTATCTACGTGAGCTTTGAATTCGCTGGCGTGTTCTTCATTAGAAAGATCACGATGCTCATTTGGATTAGTTTGTGACATGTTAGCATATTGCTTCATCACTTTAATATTTGGACGATGAGCTGCTTGTGTCTGACCAATGGTTGTTTTTTCAATACTAATTTTACCATCTAGAGCGTTAAGATGCTCGTCGGTTAAATGACCCAGCTTTGTTTTTCCTTTAAGATGGGTATTTCCTACAGTAAAGGTAGTACCTTTATCTTTTACCTTGTTATGAAGGTGTAAAGCATTAACGCCGCTATTATTAAGATAATTTCTTGTAGCGCCTTTAGGAGCGTCTACAGAAAACCCTTTCTCAATTTTACCATTAGAGTGGTGCTTGTTTAAATAATCTAAGAGAGGTAACGTACTACCGGGATTACTGGGATCCTTAACGTGAGCTTTCTCAAAATGACTTCCGATAGCTTTATCGGTAAAATGCCAGCCTTTTTCTTTATCATGCTTGAGAGTTGACTGCCCCATTTTACCTCTATCAAGCTTAGATTCTCCGCGTACAGGAGGAGCTTCAGATGCTTCTTTAACCTTACCTTTAACGCTCTTAGACCCTGCACTGTATTGAAAGTCGTAACCGTGCTTAGTAGGACCTGCTGCTTGAGTTCCTAAATTTTTAGCAATTCTACTCTCAACTTTAAATCCACGCTCAGACTTAAATGGTCTTTTTAATTCCCCAGGCTTAAGCAAAGCAGCTTGCTTAAATGAACCATGGTCTTTAGTATGCACTGTAATGTTACCTGGTTCATCTACTGTAACGTGAGTTACTTTTACTTGAGTACCAGCCGGGTGACCATTTTGCGCGGTTCTTAAAGTATGCGTTGACTCAGCATTAGGGTCGTGCTTTTCTCCATGACCTGTTCCCGTAGTTCTAAACCCACCGTGCTTAGCAAAACTTTCAGCGGTCTTTTTTCGGCCTTCTGCTGAAAGATAAGGCATAACATAGTTTTCTGTATGTCTCTTACCTTTGCGGTCAGATCCAATCGTGCTGACCATACCAACGGCTTCTTCTGATAAAAATCTTAAAAAGGAAAACATCATATCCTCAACGAACAATTGATTTTAAGTATTTATCAAACAAAAGACTATATGAAAAACTCATCCAGGGTTCTTCGACGTTCCGTTTCCCAGCCAATAACATCAAGAATACCTTTGAGAGGCTCGATGAATGCCTTCTCAAATTGCTTATCGTAATCGATGACCGAGTCTAGCTCCAGTTCTTTTGGTAGCTTACCCGGGGTCGTGATAACATGCTCTCCGAGGTAGTTAGGAAACTTAAGATAGCAAAACTTGATTTTATCACCCTTATTAATAAGGTCGTACTTATTATCGAGCTTCTTCTGCTTGAGAATGTGATTGTAGAGGATAGCACCCTTGACGTGAATAGGAGTCCCTGACTTAAAGATCTTAGCTCCCATACTATCTTGCCACTTATCCAACTCCTTACACCCTCTAGGGAATGCCACCTCTTCAAACGGCAAGGTCTTAAAGTACTCTCGCTTCTCTGCGATGAAGTCAATTAAGTCATCTTCGGTCTTATTAATAATGATATTGATTGCATTCTTAATAAGAGCACGGACAGGTGCAGGGGTTGACGACCTAACAGCTTCGATGCCCATCATCTTAAGCTTAGGTTCGGCGTACTGTATACCTTCAGAGTTATACACATTAAGGATATAACGCTTCTTAGCGGTGAAGATGCCTTTATTAGCGATAACTTCTCGCTTCATTTTCATCTTCTGCGCATAGGCATTTACATATTCAGCCAGTTCTGCATAGCACTTATCAATATAAGGTTCTAGCTTCTCTTCACAAACTCTATCTAGGAACTTAACCGTCTCTTCATTAGTCCGGTCAGGGTATGCCGTCTCTACTAGCTTATCAAGAGTAATATACATCGAGTCAGTATCAACAGCAAGCACATAATCGTAATCGCCAGTCTTGAATAGCTTATTAAGATACTCGTTAATCTTCTTTTCCATCCATCGAATGGAGAGCTGACCTGACTTGGTGATTGACTCTGCATAGCGAGGGTCAAACCATCTGAAGAACATATTGCCTAGAGCGCCATAAGCGGAGTTAAGCTGAATCTTCTTTGCCAACTGCATATTATGGCATCGGGCAATTTCCTTTTCAAGCTCGTAAGTATTTTCCTTCTCGTAGCGTTTCTTAGCCGCGATCATCTGATTCTTATACTTGACGCGGTCGTTATACATCTGCTCCATCAGCTTAGGAAGGAAGCCTTGACGATCTCGATCGAAATAGCAACCCGAAGCAGCAACAGTATAGTTCTGCTCGATCACTTCATTACGCAGCGAGAAGTCATTTAGAGCACCGTTAAGAATCTTCTCAATGCCGGTATCAGTAGCAAGGAAAGCAAACGTTCCTTTATAAGTCTCAGGTGAAATGTTGTACTGCATGATAAGGTGAGGGTACAGACTATTCAAGTCAAACGATACAACCCAGTTATGCATTCCAAGCTGAGGATCTTTTACGTATGCACCTACAATCTGCTTATCCTTTTCCTTTCTTTCAGCAACGTCAAAGTTAGGAACTACGATACCTTGATTGATAAGGTAGTTATGGATAATAACGTCCCACATACGCACAGACGTAAACGTATCGAGATAATTGACCTTCGCGTCATATGCAAGTGCAAACACCTGCTCGATAAACTTAAGCTTGTCTTCTAGCTTATCAACAAGCGCAACGTCTCGAATGTTATATTCGATATAGTTCTGGAAGTCATTTTCATAGAAGTCGGTAAGGTTATCGTACCCTAGAGCATTATAGTCTAGCTTCTTCTCACCAAGTTCTACGAACGCAATATGATCGAGCTTGTAGCTCTCTTGCATAGAGAAAGAGAACTTCTTATGTAGCTGCAGATAGTCAAGAATCGTAATACCGACGATGATAGGAATATTGAAAGTTCTTCCTGAAATCTCAACTTCTCTTTCAGAGAGAATACCCCAGGGTGAAAGGCGCTTGGCAGACTCTGGGCCAAGAATACGAGTAATTCGATTAATCATGTAAGGCATATCGAAGAACTCGACGTTCCATCCGGTTACAACGTCAGGAAGAAACTGCTTCGATCTCCATACGCTAATGAACTTATTCAGGAGATCA